GGATAAATGGCACTTACGACATACACAGAACTAAAAGCATCGATAGCTGATTTCCTCAACAGAGACGATTTAACGTCAGTCATACCTGACTTTATTACCTTGGCAGAGTCTCAAATCAATAGAGATGTACGTCATTGGAAGATGGAAGCTCGTTCAAGTGGTCAACAGGATGCATCAGACCAACACATGCAGATACCTTCCGATTGGGTAGAGACGATACGATTACATATAACAGGGAGTGGAACTTCAGTAATCAATCTCATATCAAGAGATGCGATGGCAGACAAACGTGCTGCTGCTGAAGACACAAGTGGTACACCAGTTTGCTACACACATTCAGACTCACAGTTTGAGTTCTATCCAACTCCAGATGCAGAAACGAATTTAGAATTGCTTTACTATCAGAAGATACCTTCTCTGAGTAGTAATGCAGACAACTGGCTTTTACTAGAAGCACCTGACGTGTATCTATATGGTTCATTGATACATTCAGCATCGTACCTAGCAGAAGACGAAAGGGTAGCTATATGGGCACAGATGTATAGTGCAGCAGTAGCTAGATTAAATGAGGCTTCTGAACTCGCAAGATATAGTGGTTCAGGGTTGAAACTTAAAGTAAGAGGATTAGTGTAATGAGTTTTACTAACTTTTTAGAGACAGAAATACTAGACCATGTGTTCGCAGGTGCAGCTTATACAGCACCATCGACCAAGTATCTAGGACTTTTTACAGCAGCGCCTGGTGAGACAGGTGGTGGCACAGAGGTATCAGGAAATGCTTATGCGAGACAAAGTATAGCATTCACTACTTCAGGTGACACAACTTCAAACAATGCAGCTGTTGAATTTCCTACTGCTACTGGTTCTTGGGGTACGATAACACATATCGGTGTATTCGATGCATCGACTTCAGGCAACTTAATGGTCTATGCGACATTGACAGCGAGTAAGGCTATCGCATCAGGAGATGTATTTCGAGTTCCTTCAGGTGATTTAGATATTACTTTGAACTAAGACTAATCTCCAATGAGATATAGTCAATGGAAATACAGTAGAGGTAAGTATTCGACTGCTGACCTAGAGGAAGGTGCATCGGCTGTATCTTCTCATTCTAGCATAGCGAATGTAAGTGCTGTTAGAGTAAGGACTTCAGGAGCATTAGCTGCTAGTACGACTGTTATAGTAACAGAGAGTTTTACAACTGTAGCAGGTGCAAGTGCATTTACTTCTACAGTTACGACAACCTGTGCAGGTCAGAGAATAGCTCTTGGAGGAGCAACTCCGACTGTAGCCAGTACCATAGCATGTGCAGGTCAACGTGTACGAGAGGGCAATGCTACAGATTCCTATGGTATCTATGGTGTTTCAACTATTGCTTGTGATTCAGAACTGATATTGATTGGAGCTGGTGTGATGACATCGACTTTATCAATAACAGTAAATGGTGGTTATGTGAGATTTGGAGCGGCAACATCAACACCAACAGCAAGTGTAACTTCATTGGGAAGACTGAAATGGTCACCTATAACAGAGGGTTCAGAAGTATGGACATTGATTGCGGCATAATATTATGGCACTAATACCACTACAATTACCGCCTGGCGTATCTAGAAATGGAACAGATTTCGAGTCATCCAATAGATGGAGAGATGCTAGTCTGGTCAGGTGGAACGATGGTTCACTCAGACCTGTGGGTGGTTGGGATACGAGAAAGGCATCTGCAACAGCATCAGTTCCAAGAGCATTACATGCTTGGGTTGACAACAGCAATGCATCAGCACTTGCAATAGGAACACACAACAAGCTTATTTATTGTAATGCATCCTCAACAATTTCAGACATCACACCTTCAGGACTCACATCAGGAGATGTGGATGCAACAGTTAATGTTGCCTATGGTGGTGGTTATTGGGGAACAGGAATGTATGGTATCACTCGACCAAGCACAGGAGTCTATCAGGAAGCGACAACTTGGGCATTGGACAACTGGGGTCAGTATCTTCTAGCGTGTTCATCCAAGGATGGAAAGATTTACGAGTGGCAACTGAATACATCGGTTCTTCCGACAGCTTTGACTAACGCACCTGTGGGTAATAATTCCATGTTGGTGACTGAAGAGAGATTCGTATTCGCCCTCGGAGCAGGTGGTAATCCAAGAAAGGTTCAATGGTGTGACAAGGAAGCGAACACAGTTTGGACACCAGCAGCGACTAACGAAGCAGGTGATTTCGAGTTACAGACAACTGGACAGATTATGTGTGGTGTGAGAATGAGAGGAACAACATTACTTCTGACAGATACAGATGCTCATATAGCGACCTATAGTGGGCCGCCATTCGTGTATGGATTCGAGAGAGTCGGTACAGCTTGTGGTGTAGCTTCTAGAAAATCTGTGGTTGCAATCGACCAAGGTGCATTCTGGTTGGGTGCAAATGGATTCTTTATGTTTGATGGTAGTGTCGCAACAGAACTCAAATGCGATGTTAGTGATTATGTCTTCAGGAACATCTCCAGCAGTCAAATAAGCAAGGCATACGCAGTCCACAACTCACAGCATAGTGAGATATGGTGGTTCTATACTTCGGAAAATTCAACAGAGAACGACACATACGTCACCTACGACTACAAGGAAGGACATTGGTCTGTTGGGCAATTAGACAGAACAGCAGGTGTGGACAGAGGAGTATTCGATTTCCCTATATGGGCAGATGCAGATGGAGATTTATACAACCATGAATATGGATTCTATCATGGTTCTTCAACACCATTCGCTGAATCAGGTTCAATAAGCCTTGGCAATGGTGACCAGATAATGAAAGTAACTAATCTTATACCAGACGAACTGACACAAGGAGATGTCAAGGTTACCTTCAAGACAAGATTCCATCCGAATGATACCGAAAGGACTTATGGTTCATATACGATGGCGAACCCTACACCTGTCAGATTTTCAGGTAGACAGATAAGAATGAGAGTCGAGAGCAACATCTTGGCAGATTGGAGAGCAGGTGTGATGCGAATAGAGGCTAATGCTGGAGGTAAACGATGAGTAGTGGACAACTACCACCACCACCATTAGGAAACAAGTGGAATGTCTGGGGCGAACGCATTAACAAATTCATTGTCAATACTCGTAACAAATTAGAATTTAAAGATTCTGATTCTGTAGCTTCTGAGGATGGAATACTGATGTGGGATGCAGTACAGGATTGTCCAGTAGTATCCAAGAATGGAGCTTGGGTAAAACTTAAATTAGACCCATGAATAAACTAACTCGTAAATGGAAGTGGGATGGTGCTATGACAGGATATTCAGGTGAACATGAATTATTAAAATGCAGGAAGTGGATACAATCAGCACTCGATAAAGGAGGAGATACTCACGACTTCATTGACATTGTAGATGGTGTCATTAGTGGTCACATGCAACTGTGGAGTGGTGCAAACGGATGTGCAGTTACAGAGATTTTAGTGTATCCTAATAAGAAAATTCTGCATGTCTTCCTAGCAGGGGGAGAAAAAGGACACGGAATAGACCAAATAACGGACATGCATGATGATGCTGTTGAATTTGCCAAACGTAACAATTGTCAGGGGATGACTGTAAGTGGTAGGGCAGGTTGGAAGAAGATTCTTGAGTCTAGAGGATGGAAACAGCAATTCGTAACATTGAAAAAGGAGTTTTGACATGAGTGGTGGTAAGGGAGGAAGTGAAACTACAAAAACGGAGATACCAGCTTGGATTCGTGACCCAGCAATAAGAAACCTAGCAAGAGCAGAAGCAGTACAACGAATACCTTACATGCCCTACTATGGGCCTGATGTGGCAGCTTTCACACCAGCTCAGAACGCAGCTTTTGACCAGAATATAGGAGCAGCTGAAGCCTTTGGACTCTTAGCACCAAACACATTGACTGCAACAAGTGGTATGCCAGCTCCAACTGAATGGGCAGGTGGTTTCACAGGATACAGTTCTCAACCTATGTATGAACAAGCGTTAGCAGAACTGAAAGCGAAACAGCCAGGCGCAGTTGCACAATACGATGCACTCTTTGGTGGTAACGTTCCTACAACATGGGGTAATAACCCACGTTTTAGAGGTAGTGCAGGTGGTAGTCCAAGTAGTCCTCCAAGTGGTAACGATAGAATTGAACTAGGATACGATGATAGAAAAGACTATGTTGGATTTGACGATAGTTACACAGGTGCTAAACATGGAGCAAGAAAGCCAGGCGGTGGTAATCCTAATCCAGTTCCTAGATATATAGCGCCAGGCGCTACCCAAGCAAAATTAGATGCTTATGCACAACCTTATGAAGGAAATACATGGGAAAAAGCAGCAGCAGAACAGGTAAGAAGAGATAATTTAACTTCACAGTTTGATAGTGAAGATTTTGCACCATTAACACCGACAGTAACACCACCAGTTTGGGATTTGTCGCCAGGCCATCCAAGTTTAAATGTTGCAAAAAAAAAAGTAGATAAGATGATAGTAGATGACAACGTAGAAAAAATAAGTTTTATCGAACCAATGACAATCAGAGATTGGGGTGAACCACCAAACTTGGATGTGAGAAAGAATGCTAATCCTCACGCAAATACAAAATGGTCACTAGGTAGATGGTAAATTATGAATAGGAGAAGATAATGGCAGGACAAGCAGCGCCAGGCGGGCAAACAACACCACCTAACATCAATAGCTTAGCAGCACAAGGTATACAAGGTGCAGGGATGGGTACTGCACAAGGAATGGGTTACACACCATTGTCTGTTGGAGCATTAACTCAAGCACAATTAGACCCTTACATGAATCCTTACACAACCTCTGTTATTGATGCTCAACAAGCAGATGTATTAAGAGGAGCGAACATAGGACTTGACCAGTTGGGCGCACAAGCACAAAACGCTAGAGCATTCGGTGGTTCAAGACATGGTATTGCCATGAGTGAATTGGGTAGAGGAGTAGGTGAGATTATGGGTCAACAAGCCGCAGGTCTACGTCAAGCCAATTTCGCACAAGCTCAACAAATGGCACAACAAAATCAACTAGCAAATCAACAGGCAGATATTACAGGTGCAGGTCATAGACTAGGAGCTGCTGGACAGTTGGCAGACATATCCAATCTTGGATTTGGAATGGGACAACAAGTAACACAGAATTTACAAACACAGGGCGCAATGCAACAAGCACTACAACAGGCAGTCATGGATGCAGCTGCTCAGAAATACGGACAGTACACAGGACATCCAGCACAAGGACTTGCATATCTAAATGCAGCTCTAGGAGTGACACC